ACTTCAAGAAGCACAATCAAAGTCCACAGGACAATCCACCGGCGGTGGAGACAACGCAATTTACCCACATTGGAACATGCAAGAAGGCAAGGAAGCGGTCATCCGTTTGCTACCCGATGGCAATTCAGCCAATACGTTTTTCTGGGTAGAACGTGCAATGATCAAATTGCCATTCGCAGGCATTAAAGGTGAAACTGATAGTCGAGCAGTACAGGTACAGGTACCTTGCGTTGAAATGTACAATGACGGTACAGCTTGCCCAATCCTTTCAGAAGTGCGTGGTTGGTTCAAGGACAAGTCACTAGAGGAAATGGGTCGTAAGTATTGGAGAAAGCGTTCATACATTTTCCAAGGGTTTGTAGTTGAAGATCCAATCAAGGAAGATAAGATTCCAGAAAATCCTATCCGTAGATTTATCATTGGTCCTCAGATTTACAATATCATACGTTCAGCATTAATGGATCCAGAACTAGATGAACTACCAACAGACTATTTGAAAGGTCTAGACTTCCGTATTGCAAAAACATCAAAAGGCGGATTTGCTGATTATTCCACATCCAAGTGGAGTCGCAGGGAACGTGCCCTAAGTGATGTGGAAAAAGCTGCGATTGACACACATGGTCTTTTTGATCTCAGCGGGTTCCTTCCAAAGAAACCCACAGATGTTGAACTGAAAGTGATGAAAGAAATGTTTGAAGCATCAGTTGATGGCGAAGCCTACGACATGGATCGTTGGGGACAGTATTTCAAACCTGCTGGCATGGGCCAGGCCACAGGTGATCCCAACAAGGTCACTGCTCGTGCAGCCGCAGTTGATGAAGATGCAGATGACACACCTGCTCCTGTAGCAACACCAGCGAGTGCTCCAGCAGCACCAGCTGCAACCGCAGAAGGTGCCAGTCGTGCGCAAGATATCCTTGCCATGATTCGCAATCGTCAAAAGCAATAACAAACACGGCTCGGGCCAATGAGACACAGTTCTTACGCCCGAGTTCTTCTCATCACAGGACAATAATATGGCAAAAGCATTTGATATTTCTAAATTTAGAAAGTCAATCACTAAGAGCATAGAAGGTCTTAGTATTGGCTTCAACGATCCAGTGGATTGGATCTCAACCAACAACTTTGCACTGAACTATTTGATCAGCGGAGACTTTTTCAAAGGTATTCCGTTAGGCAAAGTCACTGTGTTTGCTGGCGAAAGTGGTGCGGGTAAATCATTTATCTGTGCAGGCAATCTTGTAAAAAATGCACAGGCAGCAGGTATATTCCCTATACTAATTGACACAGAAAACGCCCTGGATAAAGATTGGCTTGAAGCGTTAGGTGTAGACACATCCGAAGACAAGCTAATGAAACTAAACATGGCGATGATTGACGATGTGGCCAAGACCATTGTGGAGTTTGTGGCAGAATACAAGGCCATGGACGAAGCTACACGACCTAAGATCTTATTCGTGATAGACAGTCTCGGAATGTTACTGACCCCCACAGATGTTAACCAGTTTGAAGCCGGGGATCTTAAAGGTGATATGGGTCGTAAGCCTAAGGCGTTAACTGCACTGGTGCGTAACTGTGTAAACATGTTCGGTTCATTGAACATTGGTCTAGTATGTACTAATCATACCTATGCCAGCCAAGACATGTTCGACCCCGATGATAAGATTTCCGGAGGTCAAGGTTTTATCTATGCTTCAAGCATTGTAGTTGCTATGCGTAAACTAAAACTCAAAGAAGACGAAGATGGTAACAAGATTTCAGAAGTCAAAGGCATTCGTGCTGCATGCAAGGTAATGAAGACCAGATATGCTAAACCCTTTGAATCTGTTCAGGTTAAAATTCCTTATGAAACAGGTATGAATCCCTACAGTGGATTGGTAGATCTATTTGAAGCCAAAGGCATGTTGAAGAAAGAAGGCAACAGTCTTGTGTATACCACAGCCGACGGTGAGATGATCAAACAATTCCGCAAGGCATGGGAACGCAATGACAATCTTGGGCTGGATAAGGCCATGGAGGATGTGTCAAAACACGGTGAAAAATCCATTTCTGAGATAACTACTACAGTTGACCCAGACTTGGAGGAAGCATAATGAAAGAAGATTTAATCGCTGATATATGGAATGTAGTGATTGGTCATATTCCAGAAAAACAGAGAGCCGATGTTGCTGCAGATTTTGTAAACACACTGTTGGACTACGGCATCAAGGATTCTGTGCTAGAATCACTGCAAGGAGTAGATCCCTATCTCGACGATGCCATTGAATATGCTATCGATGGTGAGGAAATTGAAGAAGATGATGAGGAATAAATGAATTGGTATGATCGGGTTTCAAAGGATATTTCAAATATACCTGATGCTGTGGCCTATTATGAAGCTGAATTAATTTCAGCAAAACAAGATGTCCGCATAGCGGGAAGCATTGAGAAAGCGTCTGCGCAAATGCCAGGCATTGTTGAAACCCGATTTAACCAACTGCAGGAAATTGAAGGCATTTTAGAATACTTACACATTGAACTGCGCAGATTGCGCAGCCAACACTTCCGTAAGTATCTTGAAAACTATCAGCGCCAGCTCAGCTCAAGAGATTGTGAAAAGTTTGTGGAAGGCGAAGCGGATGTGGTAGATTTTGAAAAGATTATCAACGATTTTGCATTGTTGAGAAACAAATGGCTGGGCATAATCAAGGCCCTTGATATCAAACAATGGCAGTTATCAAATATCGTTAAACTTCGCACCGCTGGACTAGAAGACGCCACACTTTAAATAACAGCATTATGTACGCAGATAAATATCTGCATGAAAAAGATTGTTTTAATTACTGGGGGATTTGATCCTCTTCATTCTGGCCATATTGCTTACATCAAAGCAGCTAGAGAACTTGGCGATTCGTTAATTGTAGGGTTAAACTCTGATGAATGGCTACGCCGAAAGAAAGGGCAAGAATTTATGCCCTGGGAAGAACGTGCAACTATCATTGCAGAACTCAACAACGTTGATCGTGTTATAAATTTTAACGATTTAGATGGCAGTGCTAAAGACGCCATCAAAAAAGTTAGAGCACTTAACCCACATGCTCAGATTATATTTGCCAACGGCGGTGATAGAACCAAAGAAAATATTCCAGAAATGGACCTGCTTTCTGAAATGCTTCATTTAGATTTTGTGTTCGGTATCGGCGGTGAAGATAAGAAAAATTCTAGCAGTTGGATTTTACAAGAATGGAAAGCACCTAAGACTGAGCGTCCTTGGGGTTACTATCGGGTATTGCACGAAAACAAAAATGAAGTTAAAGTAAAAGAACTAACAGTGAAATCTGGTCAATGTTTGAGCATGCAACGACATCAAGATCGAGCAGAACATTGGTTTGTCGCAGAAGGCACAGCTGAAGTTTATACTATCAACAGTAGCACAGATCATGAACTGCTTGGCATATTTCACAAACATCAAAATCTATTCATAGCAAAAACTCAGTGGCATCAATTATGTAACCCATCTACGGAACCTTTGAAAATTATAGAAATTCAATACGGAAAAAATTGTGTAGAAGAGGACATTGAACGCAAATGAAAGTATTTGTGGGTTATGACATTAGAGAAGATATTGCCTTCCAGGTATGCGAATACAGCATACATAAACACCAACCTGTAGCACAGGTTATTGCTTTAAAACAAGCAGAACTGAGAGAAAGCGGCGTATATACACGAGCAGTAGATCCGCTAAGTTCAACTGAATTTACCTTTACTAGATTTCTTGTGCCTTACCTTGCAGACTATAAGGGATGGGCGTTATTCGTAGATTGTGATTTTGTGTTCACTGCAGATGTCGCAGAATTGTTTGCTAAAGCGGACGATCGATATGCAGTGATGGTGGTCAAGCACGACTATACTCCCAAAGAAGGTTTAAAGATGGACGGTTGTAAGCAGCTGCCTTATCCTAGAAAGAATTGGAGCTCTGCCATACTATGGAACTGTGCGCATCCGGCAAACAAGCAGATGACACCCGATACAATGAATACACAGACAGGACAATACTTACACAGATTTCAGTGGCTGGATGACACAGAGATAGGTGAATTAGACCCTGAATGGAATTGGTTGGCAGGTTGGTATCATGAACCCCGCGACGGTGCTCCTAAAGCCATACATTACACCGAAGGTGGCCCTTGGTTTGCAGAATATAGACGTTGTGACTATCACAAGATCTGGAAGCAATATCTTAAAGAGATGTTAAAATGATTTTTCTCAGCAAAGACGGCGAAGATCCTTACATCAGTATGTTGGCGCAAGGCTGCGGTGCAAAAGTTACAAATACCGAGGATTTTGACTATGCTGCCAGCACCGAACCTATTGTATTGCGAGGAATCCTAAAGAAAAAGATCATACATCGTTGTATAAAAGATGGCAGATCATTCTACTATATGGATACAGGATACTTTGGTAATGAAATTACAGCAACAAATCCCAATGGTTGGAAATACTGGCACAGAATAGTCAAGAACGATCTACAACATACCTCTGTTATAAAAAGATCAGATGATCGATTCAAACATTTCAACAAAACAATCACACCTTGGAAAAAATCAGGATCAAAGATATTGATAGCCAAACCTGATGATAAGCCAATGAGATTCTATGATTATGATATGGATGTATGGTTAAAAAATACCATAGACACTATTAGACAGCACACAGATAGACCAATTGAAATCAGAGATCGTGCAGCTAAACGCATAGATAGAATACAGCATAGCACCTTACAACAGGCCCTTGACGATGACGTCTTTGCACTAGTAACTTTTAACAGTGTGGCCGCAGTAGAATCTGTGTTTCACGGTATTCCTGTATTCACATTAGCTCCTACTAACGCAGCAGCCCCAATGGGACTGCAGGATCTTTCATTAATAGAAACCCCCCGTTATCCCGATCAAGATGAAGTGTATAATTGGGCTAGTCATTTGGCCTATGGGCAATTTCACAACAGCGAATTACGTAACGGCAAGGCCATGGAGATGTTATTACATGAATGATGAACAAGCACTGTTTATAAAGTCTATGGGAGACACTAATATATCTGTACATCGCGGCATAGTAAAAAAGAAAGACATAAATGAATCAATCGCTAGAGGCGAAGATTTTTATTATATAGATTCGGGATATTTTGGAAATTTTTCATGTGCAGGGAATCCCCCTGGAAAGAAAAAATATCATAGAATTGTAAAAAATGAATTACAGAAATCTATAATAGAACATCGACCAGCAGATAGATGGGAAGCATTGGTAAAAGGTGATGGTAGATTACGTTGGCCAGGATGGAAAAAAAACGGTAATAAAATTTTGTTGATTATATCAAATCCTAAATCCTGTCATTATTTTGGTTACGATATGCCGCAGTGGTTAGAGACTACTATTTCTGCCATTAAAAAACATACCGATATGGAGATTATAATTAGACACAAGGGATCAAGACCTGAAAGAAACCAGTATAGCATATATGATATATTAGACACAGGTATATTTGCCACGGTAGCATTTAACAGCATTGCTGCTATGGAATCCATTGCGTATGGCGTACCTGCGTTTACAACTGTATCATGCGCAGCAACACCGTTATCGCTTACAGATTTATCAAAAATTACAAGCCCTTGGTATCCAGATCCTAGCCAAGTGGCACAACACTGCCACTCGTTGGCCTACGGCCAGTTCACTCAAAAAGAAATTGCAGACGGTATAGCATGGAAATTACTTAACAAATGAAACTATTACTCAACGACAAAGAAATAGCTAGATTCTTAATTGAATTAGTAAATGTAAGAGACGCTTGTGCGCACATTGAATATAACGAACGCCACACCGCTGGAATGATAGAATATGTGATAGATACAAGAGATAAACCTAAATTCAAACTTGAAAAACACAGTGTAAAATTCCAACAAAAAATTACACAAGGAGTGCGACGAGATCTAAAAATTTGGGTAGATCAAATTAACCAACAGATCAGTAATCATAAAGACTATTACTATAAAAATATACAAAAAAACATAAATGCTTTCATTGATCGATTAGGTGAAGATCAAATTCTGAAACTTTACCGATCACATCCAAAACAATATTTTATTAAAACCGTAGGTTTACAAATAGATAAGAATGCAGAACTAATGCGTCGCATACATTTTAATTCTGTAGAGGAAGATTGTTTACTACGCAATACTGTTGGTAACGAATCTTTGTTAGTAAAAAAAATAGATAATTCTTTTCCTTTTTGGTTTATCGACAGTGGATATACAAATTTTATCGAACCTCATAAAAAATGGCACAGATTAGTAAGAAATCATCTGCATTTTAATAACACGTTCACGGCACCTGTTGATAGATTACACATTTTTCCTAGTTTTCCTAAACCGTGGCGTCAAAACGGAACAAAGATTTTAATTGTAGAACCCGGAGAATTTGCCGCCGGCATCATGCATGTTCAAACTAAATCTTGGGGGCAACAGGTGGCAGAAGAATTAAAAAAATACACAGATCGTCCTATAGAATTTAGAAGTAAAACAAATAAAAAAACACGCACCAGTTTGTATCAGCAGCTGTTAACAGGAGACTATTATTGCAGTGTCAGTATCAATTCTAACAGTGCAGTGGAATCTATCTGGGCTGGTGTGCCTGCTATAACCTTAGACAAACATGTCAGCAACCCTGTAACAAGAAATAGACTTGATCAAATCAACGATCTATATTACGGCCCGTTAGGAGATTGGTTAGCTTGGTTAAGTTATTGTCAATTCACGTTTGATGAATTAATGAACGGTACAGCCATTGACATAGTAAGGAGATATCACGGTGTCTAATGTTACCGCTGTGGCCTATTATGCTGGCATTCCGCCAAATAATAAAAATCCAGAGAAACCAAAAATTTTAGATAATTTTATAGCAGGTGTTCAAGCAAGCGGAGACACTGCGATAGCACATCATGGCATGCATGTCGTTGAATGTGACATTGCATTAATACAAGGGTTTGTACATGAACACGGAAAGACTGCGGATCATTTACAACTAAGACAAGCAGCACTAAATCTACAAAAGGCCACTAATCGTCGCAGTTTAATAGTTGATAGCAATTTGTTTTTGTATGCAGATCCTAAAAATAC